CTTAATATATCAAAGAGTACATACGATGATTCACTTGGTCCATCAGTACTGTATTGGAATGTTTCTTGAAAATCTCTACTTACTATCTTTTTCATTTGACTAGTAAGACCATCCCATTTAGGATTCATCTCTGGGTCAGGACCATACTTTTCCTTAATTGACTCTGCGAGGTATTGTCTACTTGTCCTTGTTTGAAATGGTATTTCACCAAAGCCAAAGAAAGCCCCCATTGCGTATTGGTATACCTGTTCTTCTGTTGTTGCACCTTGCAACGTAGAGGGCAGTCCTTGGAAAGCCATACCTGCTGTAGTACGCATAGCTAAATCTAACTTTTGCCCAGCTTCTAACTTACTAAAGTCTGGTCTTCCATTAGGTTTCATTTGTCCAGCATTAATTCTTTTACCAAAACCGGGCATATTACCTATGCCTCTAAACACACCACCTGCAAGAGTACCAAACCCTGCCGCCTTAAACATTTCATCTACTCCGTGAGTCCAACTAGATATAGCACTAGCAGTACCTAAATGAAAAGCTCCTTGTGCTAAGTCAGGTACAATGCCACTTGTTGCCCACTTAGGCAGGTCACCTAACATAGGCTCTATTGCGTTACCAACTTTCCTTTGTATTACATTAGCACCCATCATAGGTACTGACTTACCCCTAATACCTTCAGCTACCCTTGAGTAACTTTTTAATATACCAAGTTTTCTTAATGTTCTACCACCGGGTAGATAGCCTACAAACCCTGCAAGGTGTCCTAGGTTTCTTGATATACCTTCCCAAGTATCTTCTGGTTCTTTACCAACGCCTAGTTTTTCTGGTGGCAAGGTAGTAAAGCCTTCCATAAAACCAGCACCAGCTTGTTTAAGCATACGTGTTACAAAGGCATCTTGATGTTTTTTATTGCGAGTAAATGGTATTCTATAATAAGAAGCGTGGTCTTCTAATACCTGTATGTCGTCATCCCTGTTATCAAACGCATTAGGAAATCTTGAGTATTGGTCTATTAGTCCTCTTATATTTTGTTCATCGAACTTAGGAGAGAACTGTTTAGGTTCAGCCATTTGCTATCCCTATTCGTTCATTTCTGTTTCTGCGTCACTCAATATATCATTTAACAGCATTATGTCACTAACTAAAATTGCTCCACTAACCATCATTGTAAGTGGGTTCGTAGCTCCAAGCAATGCTTTACCTGCCATACCACTAAGTAACTTTACACCACCTTTTTTCATTAGGAATTTAGTAAACTTTGCAGTACCCATTTTATCTCTTACTTGTTTTGCTCTTCTAGCAACATCAAAAACATTTATACCACGCCTAGCTAAGTCACCTGCGGCAAGTCCACCACCAATAGTGTCATACATATTCTCATCGTCCATATATTGACTAGCACCTACAGCTACTCCCATTCCCATACCAAGCTTTGTAGCTAACCCTCCTAAACTTAAAGGACCTATACTACTAATTCTACTTTTAGATATAGCATTAATTAAACTTTCATACTTATCTTTATCTTTTAGCAATGCTTTTTCTATACTCTTAGCATTAACAGTCTTACCTGACTTTGCCATATCATCTAACAAGCTAGTAAAGGCATCAGCATCAGATTTATTCATCTTATTTGCTTTAACCATTTTATTTAAAGAACGATTAACTTGACCTAATTTATTATGTGCAATGCCGGGACCTATAAAATCATCTGCCATCTTTACTTCTTTACCAAGGTTACCAGCTTTCTTAGATAAGTCAGCAATGTTCTTTTTAAATATTTTACCTACAGGTCTAGTTGCTCCAAAGAGTTGTGATGCACCATAGATAGCACCACCTGCTAATGTTGTTAAACCAGCTCCAGTAAGTATATCTTTAGTATCTACTCCAAACAAACTAGAATCATTAGCATCCCAATACTCTTGCATTAAAGATTGTATTTCTGGAGGAGCGTCAGCTAGAAATCTTTGCTGTTCATCTGCATCCATACTATTCATATAATCACTAATAGCTTTTTTGTATTGCTTTTCTGTTTTATACTTTCCGGGATTTCTTTGAAAAGACTTCCAGTAAGATGCGTCTTCTTTTGCTTTAGACGCTTGGAACCATTGTTGGAAAGCTCCGTAGTTACCACCTACTTGTTCTTTCCATTGTTTCATATATTTTTCTTCACTACCTGCACCAAACTTTCTTTCTTCATTAGCTGTAGTAAAATCACCAAATGCTTTGCTACTTGGATAGTTAGAGAATATAAAGTTTTCTGCTTTTTTATTTAAATTATAAGCCTCTTCTTCTCGCTGACTCTTCTTAATATTATATTGTTGCATCTGACGCATAAACTTGCGTTCAGCTACGCCACGTAAATTCTCTGCTAATGTTTTTTGTTGTGGCAATCCATCTCTTGGGTCAAAAGATACACCCGGAAGATTCATTGGTTTAATCTCAGCCATACATATTCCTTAACGATTGTTTAATAAAACCTTGCATAGGTATGTATCCACCTTCTTGCTTTGACATTCCTGTTGTACCACCTACAGGTCTTTTAGGTCCTATAAAGTTATCTTGATTTTCTATTGCTCTTTGGAGTACATCTGGTAAAGGTAACCCTTGCTCTTGCATTCTCTTAGCTTTTTCTATAGCAGATTCATAGTTTTCTTCACCTGCTTTTTGTTGCTCTTCAGTTATTTCATCCTTTACTTCTTCTTTTGGTGCGTCTTCTTCTCCACCTACTTGTTCCATTTCTTCTTCTACAGGTGCACCCGGTCTATCAAATCCTTGCAACTCTGCTAATCTGTGCATTGCTTCACTTGCTAAACCAAAACCTTTACTTGCGTGTTCAGAAAACTTATCACTTTCTAAATACTCTTTAGCCTTAGGTTTAAACTCTTGGTATGCGTCACCAGCTTTACCATAAAGTTCTTGTGCTTTGTTGTAGATGTTTCCAGCAGTTTTTATACCAGCTCCTAATCCAGCTTGTGCATCATCTATAAGTTGTTGTCCTGCTTGACCAGCCGCCATACCATAATCAGCTTTACCTAATCCAAACTCATCTCTCATCATTTTAGCCATTTCTAAATTAGATTCTGCTAATTCATCTTGTCCTTCAAAAGCTTCTCCGTCTATTCCTCCTGCCATATCTGCATTTAATTCAGCTTGTAAGTTCATAGCTTTACTAGCTTTTATAGCGTCACCACCAAACCTATTATATGCTTTGCCTAAAAAATCTTTTGCACTACCATATGCTTTCTTACCAAAACTAACTGCATCTTTAATAGCTTTCTCGCCTCTTTCTTCATTGTCTGCATAAGCGTTTTCTCCAAAACCCATTGCATCTTCTTGACCACGTAAGTCTTGTATCTCTGGTAATTCTGGACCGTCACCAAATCCAAGCTCATCTTCTCTTCCTCTGAGGTCAATAACATTACCACCAGTTTGCATATACTTTTGCCAGTCTTCTCTTCTAGCTCCAAGCCCAATACTACGAGGTATACTTCTAGCCTTAGACTTAATCTTATCAGAAAATCTTGGTTTAATTTTATTGTTTATTTTATCTAGTCTTTTCTTACCAATAGCTTTTACAGCGTTTCTATTTAATACGTATTCACCGGGTTCTAGTTTAGCATCTACTACATCACCGGGTAATGGACTATCTTCAAGTCTTCTTATTTCTCTAGGAGCAATTATTTCTTCTTCCATCCTAGCTTGTCTCATACCTCTTTTTAATTCATCTAAAGCTGATTGCCTTTTTTTACTAGTAAATCCTTTTGGTCTATCTTGTAATGGTTGTTTGTTATAATAGTCAGTTTTTGACAGAGTGTTCATCATACTCATATAACTCTTCATATCATCATTATCAAACTGGTCTCCTTTCATTACAGGAGCTTTTACAAATTCTGGACTAAATGGTGTTTCAGCTAATTTTCTTATTTCTGTTTGCATTGGTGAGTAGAACTTCTTAGCATACTCAGGGTCTCCTTGCATCCTTGCCCCGTGTATAAGTCTATCTATTTGACCACCCGGTTTAAAAGCACTTATATTACTATCATCTGCTATGCCATTACCTACTGGAACAAACTCTGGTTCATAATCTTTTACAGGTATTTGTCTAAGTTTCATAGGAGCATTCATAGCATAAAACTGGTCAGAGTCAGCCATTGCTTTACCTATTCTTATAGCTTCAGCGTCCTCTCTTGCTCTTCGTTTTCTATACTGTGCGTTTGATTCAGCCAATTTGGACACCTCCCATACGAGTTCCTATAGCCATCGGTCCTTTAGGTCCCATAACTTGAGATAACATTCCACCTTCTTGTCCATAGACCTTACCACCTTTTTGCATTGGTACGGGTGGTGCTCCCATAGCCATAGGTGCTAATTTCATTAACATACCTATCTTCTCTGTCTTATCATCTTCACCTTCTTTTTTGTCTCTAATAAGACCTTCAGTAAATCCTGCTACATTATCTCTTGCATCTACCATACCACCATAAGCATATTTCTTTACCATACCACCGTATGCCATACCTTTTTTATGAGTATAACCTTGGTTCTTTAATCTTATATGGTCAATAAACTTGTTAGCCATTTCTTCTTTATCACCTTTATACATCATATGAGGTTTAAATACTTCGCCACCTTTTTGCATATATAAATCTTCTGGTACACTACCACCTTCTTGTCCAAACAATCCACCTAAAGCACTACCTACCATACCTCCTAGTGGTCCACCCATTGCAGTACCAACCATACCTAATGCACTTCCAGCAAGTGATGCTGTAGCACCAGCCGCTTGACTGTCTAGTTGTGCGTTTGCTTGTCTTTGAGCCGCCATAGCATTCATTTTATTAGTATTCATACTAGCTAAGTTGTTAGCCGCACCACTTAACATACCTGCTCCACCTGACATAGCACCTTGTAAATATTGATTGTAAGAATTAAGTGATGCTTCTTGGGCTTTGTTAGAACCGGCTCTAGCTTGAGCCGCCATTACTCCTGCTGGTGCACCACCACTCATAGCCGCAGTTCTTTGAGCCATACGAGCTGCTTCGGCAGAGGCATCCTGTCCCTGTGCCATTTGACGGGCTTTTTCTGCTTGGTTTAAAGCAGAGTTTGGGTCCATCATTTCACGACCACGACCCATTAAATCGCTATAAGCGTCTCGTGCTGGTTCGTAAGCCTTATCGTACTCTGAGCCTACTCTGCCTACACTGTACTTTTGATTTGTTCCGAATAGATTGCTAAAAAATCCCATAATGTTACCTTATTCTTCCATTGAATATAATTAGTCTTGTATTAATACTCAACTGTTCTTATCTTTGACTATAAAAGTGTTATCTGCACTTCTTATCCAGCCATCGCTAGTTTTAACTTCCAAATACCACTTACTTTTATCTTTAACTGTTCTTATAGTTCCCTCTACACTACTTGCATTACTTTTTTCAACCCTACCCGTTTCTGAATCTACTTTGTCTGCAATAGTATCTATTGTTCTTTGTATGTCTGAAGGTGAACTAATCTTTTCTTCGCTAAAATAATTTGTTCTTGTACCAGTATCTCTGGTAGTCTTTCTATTTTGTTGTTTTCTCATTTAGGTTTCTTTGGTTTGTAAATAATCCCTATAGAATGACCTTTAATATTTGTTGTGCTTCCATTTGTAGCAGTAGCTTTTACTCTTACCCATCTATTTTTAGAATGAGCAGAGCTAGGTTTAATAGCTTTACCTGACCAACCACTTCCGTAATTAGAAGTAACATCTGTTCCTGAGTTATAACTACTTACATCGTTAGTAGTATATGATAAAGATGTACTAGGATTACTATTAGCATCCATCTTAATAACTCTTAATTTTTTGTAATTAGTATCTGTACCAAGTGTTAACTTTTTACTTATCCACTCCCAGTTTCTTCTTTGAGTAGCAGTTCCCATTTTAATTATTCTACCTTCTTCTGCTAGTAATATAGGAGAACCATCATCACCATCTATAGTATCTAATATTTTATAATCTGTTTCCCATAAGTCCCATCTACGCTGTGGTATGTAATACGACCAACATCTTTTATCACTTGATTTCTTAAAAAAGATTAATAGCGTTTGTCTAGTAGCATCATATCCTAATACTGCTTCATCTTTTTCTGCATTAGTAAGTGTGTTCCATCCGTGTGTTGTTTGCTCTGTAATAGTTGTACCTACTTTATCTATTTTTGGAGCTGAGTGATATATATTATTGTAGTCAAGCCAGAACAATCCACTAGATGTTGACTTCATTGACTTAGGTCCTAAACATCCTATTCCTTTTATATTCTCTTCTATAATAAGTGTTTCTGGATTTACAATACACATCTGATTTTTACCAAAGATATATAGTTTACCTAAAAATCCTTCCATTGCTGTAGGTATAAAATCTAATTGTACAAAATTCTGTGACCAGTTAAACAAAGAGTACTTACCCGGCTCACTTCTAAATACAATATTTTCTCCATCTGGAAACTCTGGATGATTGCAATTACCTATAAACATATATCCATTTACACTAGCATTTACTGTATAGTCTACTCCAAGTTTTCCTAGCGTTTCCGGTATGCCGTTTAAAGCTTCGTAAGACGCTCCTTTTGAACCATCATCTTGAACAGTAAATTTGTATTTATTACTCTGTAAATAAAAAGAATTTATAGGTATGTCTTGTACAAATCTATATAATCCTT